GTGCGGAAGTTTTTACCTTGGCGACAAGCCGGGAGCAGGCTTCTATCTGCTTTGATTCGTCCAAAGCCATTGTGGAGGCTATGCACGAACACCTCGCGGCCAAGTTCCTAACCTACCGATCAGAAATCAAGAAGCAAGGCGACTCGACTTCTACCTACCGGGCACTCAGTCGGGACAACCGCAAGACGGGTGACGGCAAGAACCCGTCATGTGCCCTCATAGACGAAGCGGCGCAGATCACCGAGCGATCTTCTATCGAAGTCCTGCATTCGGGCATGGGGGCGCGTAAAAACCCCCTGCGCGTCTACATGACCACAGCTTCATTCACCCGAGAAACCAAGTTCTTTGAAGACCTGACCTACTTCCGCAGCCTGCTTCGGGGCGACGCCGCCGACTCGGGCAAGTGGTTTGGGTTGTGCTACTCAATCGATCAGGGCGACAACTGGCGCGATCAAGTCACATGGGGCAAGGCCAATCCTATGCTCGGTATCTCAGTCACCACTGAGCATATTCAGCACATGGCAGACGAGGCATCAGCTAAACCGGCAAGCCTTAACGAATTTCTTTGCAAGCAACTCAACGTCTATGTCTCGGCCAACGCCGCATGGGTAGACCGCAAGCATTGGGACGAGTCGATTGCCCCGATGCCCGAGGGCAAGCCCGAGTCCACCTTCATCGCCTTCGACTTGGCGCACTCTCGCGACCTGAATGCGGTTTGCACGCTGCACCGCTATGGGGAAGAAGACTTCTACGCAGAGTTTCAGTTCTTCCTGCCCGAAGACTCGCTCGACTTTGTGCCCAACCACTACCTGAGCATCTTTGAGCAGGCGCGGCAGTCGGGAATCCTCAAGCTGACCCAAGGCAACGTGACCGACCTGAACGAAGTCGAGGCGTACATTACCTCCCAAGCTCAGAAGTACGAGGTCAAGGAAATCGCCTTCGACCCCTACAACGCCGCTGCGCTTGTCGCCAACCTCTACGGCAAAGGCTTGCCGGTGAAAAAGGTCGGGCAGGGCATGGCCGTCCTGTCCAACCCGTCAAAGACGACCGAGCAACTGATTCTGAAGAAGGCAATCAAGCATTCGGGTAATCCCTTTGTCGGTTGGCAGCTAGGGAACTGCGAATGCTTCGTGGACATCAACGCCAACGTCAAGGTTAGGAAGAATGCCGCCGATCCTTCGGCAAAGATTGACGGCATCATCGCCATGATCATGGCCGTGCATTGCCACTTGGACAATGTTTACACCTCAGAATCGTTTGGTTTCCGCACGCTTGAGTGGTAAAGTAAGCGGGAAACGGGGGCCAAACATGGGAATCCTAGACATTTTCAAGCGGAAACAAACGCAAAACAACGAAGCAAACACGTTGTTTGGGCAGACCGCGCTAGGTAACAACGTCGTCTATCAGGGCGACAATCGACGCCCAACCGTCAACACCCAAATCCTGTATGTCACTACAAGCGCGGTGACCGATGCGGGCAGGGTGGTTGATGTCTCTACTCTTTCCCGCAATAGCACGGTGATGGCGGCACTTGGCGCAAAAGCCCGCGCTTTGAGTCAGTTGCCCATCAAGATTATGTGCGAGTTGGACGACGGCACCGTAGTTGATGCGGTCAAGGATTCCCGTGTGTCTACCCGGAACAAGACCAAGGCCCAACAAGTCCTGACCCTGCTACAAAACCCCAACCAATTCCAAAGTCAATATGAGTTTTGGTATCAGTGGTTGATGTGGCATGACCTCTTGGGCGAAGCCTTCACGCTTTGGTGGCGCAAGGATCAGAAGAATCCTACGCAGACGCCAACCGAGATGTTCATTCTTGATTCGACGCTGATTGCGGTGACGATCACGCCGACCCGCTACCCGTCGTATCGCCTGTCCACGCCTTCCTACGGGTTTTCCAAGGACGAGCCGCTAGAGTATTACCAAGTGATGCATATCAAGGATATGCCTTGGCAGGGTTCAGCGGGCTTCAACAAGGGCATCCTTGCGGTTGAATTGGTCGGGCTAGATCAGGACATCGACCTGTACGCCAACTACGTCATGCAGAACGGCGCGAAGCCTTCGGGGATGTTCGTCACCGAGTCTGTCATTCCTGACGCCAAGTACAAAGAGATTGCGGCGCGGCTCAAGGAAGCATGGTCGAGCATGACGGGAAGCCGCACCACCGACCCGTCCAAGCCCGGTCAGGGGATGCTGCTAGATCAGGGGATGAAGTACGAACCCCTGAAGATGCTTTCCCTGCAAGACGCTGACGCTGCGGCTTTGAAGCTGCAAACCATGAAGCGGCTTTGTGGCCTGTTCGGGGTGCCCCCGGCGATGATCGGCATTGCGGACGGGAAATACAACAACACCCAAACGATGTTGGACGAGTTCTACAAATCCACGATGTACCCAATCATCGTGAACATTCGTCAGAAGCTCAAGCAACATCTACTGGCGGGCTACCCTTCACTGTGCGTAGAATTTGACACGCAGCAATTCTTGATGGGCGCACCGCTAGACCAAATGAATTATGTGGTGGCGGGCGTAAATGCAGGCATACTCACGCCCAACGAGGCGCGGGAATACCTCGGGCGGCACACGATGGACGGGGCTAGTGAGTTGGTCAGCAAGAACGCGACTCAAAAGCCCATTCCGGGCAGTTCACCACAAGACACGGGCGGCGGCGGCGGGAATCAGACCCGACGCATGAACATCGGCACAACTTGACCGAATATGGCAGTTCACGCAAAATTGTTAGCGGCACTTGCAAACCAAGTGCGTCGGCCTGCGGAATTGCCTATTCAGGTTCCGCGCCTGATGTCCCCCAAAATACAAGACATAAACACGACGGTCTTTGAAGGGGTCATCAATGAAACAAATCCAACTGATCTGCGAAGCAAAACTGGTTCTACCCGAAGCGGCAGGAAACCAAGAGCCAAGCGGAAAGATTGAAGCCACCGTCACCACTTGGGGGCCGCGCGAGGGTGCGGACGGTCGGCGCTTCTATTACAAGCCTGAAGGCTTTATGCGGTGGGCTAAGGAATTTGCCGAGAGCAAGCGACCCCTGCCCATGTTTGTCAATCACGCTGCCGACCAAATCCCGGTGGGTGAGTGGACTGCATTCGAATTTACTGACAAGGGCATGATGGCAGAAGGCCGTCTGTACCTAAACACCACTCAAGGTTCTGACCTGTATCAGGTGATGACCGAATCCCCGGCTATGTTCGGCGGTGTCTCTGTAGGAGCATACGCAGATGAATATCAAATGGTCGATGCTGAAGGCGCGCCTTGTGACGATATGGAAGAAGGTTACTTCCAAATTTCGCAAGGGGGACTCCGCGAAGTCTCAGTCGTAATGCATCCAAACAATCCGATGGCAGAGGTTCACAAGTTGGAGTTCTTCCGACCTGATGGCACTGCTGATCTCAAGATTTTGGAAAAGGCTCTGCGTGATGCAGGACTGTCCAAGAAAGATGCGGTCGCTGCCGCATCTACCTTCAAGAAAGTGTTAGAGCAGCGTGAGGTTGTGATGACCGTTCTTGAAATTGCGCCGACTCAGGGTGAGCCTGATGCGGAAGCGACCGAAGCCGAATTGCTTGCTGCCCTTGAGCAGCGGGAAATTCTCAAGCATCTTTCCAATCGTCTGAAAGGCTAATCATGTCTAAGGAAATCATCGAAAAGTTGGACGCAATTGAAGCGTCTACCCTTGCCAAAGCTGAAGAAATCGCAGCCAAGGCTAACGAGTCGGTCGAAGCTGCCAAGGCTGAACTGACTGAGAAGGTCGCCACCTTGGAAGCCAAGGTCGCAAGCCTGAACGCTCCCGGCCTGATTCGTCCCATCGCCAAGTCGGTTCGTACCGATGTCAACCGTGCGGTGCGTGAGCAACTGCGTGACTACGCCAACGGCGGCAAGAGTTTCGAGAAGGAACTCAAGATGTTCGCTGATGAGTCTCAGTACTACGCGTACATGAACGAAGCATCGCAACTGACCGCAGGCGGCGATGGCAAGGGTGGTCGTACCGCATACGATCCCGTGTTCGTGGCTCTGCGTATGTATAACCCGATGCGCGGCCTGTCGCGTACCGTGGCTACCGATGGTTCTTCGTATCAGTTCCGGGTGAAGACGGGCAATGCGGGCGCTCAGTGGGGCTACGCCATTCAGAACAACGGCGCAGCCACGACTGAAAACACCTCGATTTGGCAACTGGTGCTGAAGGACATCAACGTCCAATTCCCGATCCGTACTGCCGCACTTGACGACATCGACGGTTTGGAAGCGAACGTGGTGGACGACATGCTTGCCGAATTCGCGCAAGCCGAAGCGCTGTCCATGATCATCAACGACGATCAGACCGGCACGGGCACCTCGGTGACCACTGGCGGCGCTGATGGTCTGCGTGGTTTGGATCAATATGGCGGCGCAAATGCCACCTACACGGGCGGCACCACCTCCACG